TTATTGGTCACAATATCATCGGCTTTGACATACCTATTATTAAAAAGCTTTACCCTTGGTTTAATCCTAGGGGGATTATTATTGATACTCTTCTTTTATCTAGGCTTTATCATCCGAATTTATTCGATATAGATCAAAGACATGCGTGGAAACATATGCCCTTACAATTATATGGTCGTCATGGTCTTGAATCTTATGGCTATAGACTGAAAGAGTACAAAGGAAACTTTGGTAAAACTACTGATTGGTCTGAATGGTCACGAGAAATGCAAGATTATTGCGAACAAGATGTTACAGTGACTACAAAATTATGGAATCATTTCCTCCCATACCTGACTGGGTCTCGCTAGAGCATCAGGTAGCACAGATTCTTACACAACAGGAGCTTCATGGATGGTATTTTGATGAAAAATCTGCACGGAAACTTGAATCTACTCTCAGAAAAGAGTATGAAGAAACTACTAAGTTACTTCGAGACAGGCACCCTTTCGTTGCAGGATCAGAATTTACTCCTAAACGAAATAACAGACGAACTGGATACATTGAAGGTGCTCCATTCACTAAATTAAAAGAACTTAATCCTACATCAAGAGATCATATAGCATGGGTGTTGACAGTACATTACTCCTGGAAGCCTACATCAACGACATCTACGGGGAAGCCAGTCGTAGACGAGACGGTATTGAAAGACATTGGGACGGATATTGCTCTCCAGTTCTTGACACTACTGGATCTGACAAAAAAGCTTGGGATGATATCAGAAGGCGTGAACGCATGGCAGAAGCTATGTACGAAGTCTAGAATTCACCACCATTGTTCAGTAGCAACTGCTACATTTAGATGTGCTCATCGATCTCCGAATCTTGGGCAGGTGCCAAGTGATGAAAGATTTAGACGTTTATTTACTGCTAGCCCGGGCTTACGAATGGTCGGTGCTGATCTTAGCGGTATTGAGTTACGCATGCTTGCCCATTATCTTGCAAGATGGGATAAAGGAAGGTATGCAGAAGTGCTCTTGCATGGCGATA